TCAAAATCAAATAATTCAAAACAAGTGCCAATTTGATTATGATCCCATTCTGAATAATCTTTAGTCCATAAATCTAAACTGTTTTTATAACTTGAAATAAATCCCGATCTACTTGTAAACCTATCCTGGATTTTCTTTTCTAACTCTTTTTTATAGTATTTAATTATATATTTAATAAAATCTATACAATGATTTTTTTCTATTTCTATAAAAATTCTATCAGTTTCAAAATTATATTCTCTAGGATTTGTTAAAAGATTAAATTTAGCTTTTAATGTAAATCCTTTTAATCTTTCATTAAGTGCATCAATATATAAATCTGTATAATGTTCAGCTATTTGATTATAAAAATATGATCTATTAACACTCAAATAACTATCTTCTAAGACTTGTTGCTCATCTTCATTTAAATCATATATATCACTATCCCATTCTATTTGTTGACCTATTTGATGTTCTATATCTGAACTGATATATGAGTTATAAAAACCATCAAAAGGTATTGTTGATTCAAGTTTTTTCATAAATTTTTTTCCCATTTAGTAATTAAGTACTCATTTTGTGATGTTGAATGAAAACCTTTTTCATTTTTAAATATTGAAATATGTTTTAAATTAGGCTTTAAATTCCATGAATAATATTTTTCATTACTTATAAGACAGTTATAAAATTTTTTAGCATTTTTCAAACTTTTAAAAGTTTTTAAAAAACCAATTCCATCACTACCAATAACTATATATTTATTCATTTTGTTATTCTCTCAAATTCTTTTATTGCTTCATTCTTTTGTGATATATGCCAACATCTTAAAATTGATTGGGATATAGTTCCATTCACAACTAATAAAAGTTGATCAGTTATTGTTTGCACTAATGAAAACGTGCTATTTGATCTAATAATCATAGTCACTAACCTCTAAAAGTAGTTGTTGTTCTTTTGCATATTCTTTGTACTCTTGTAGCTCTAATTCATTTAAAATTAAATCTTCAAAAGTAGTCCAAGCTGATAATGTTTTTACTAAATATTTCATAATTAATACTCCGTTTCTAAAATACGTCTTAAACCCGTTTCATCATTCAATAGGTATGCTCTGCGAATACTTTGCTTTTCATAGTATTCAGCAGGATCTATTAAATATTCACCCATGATTGATTGAAATATCATTTCATTCATAGGCTTTGTTTTTGATTTCTGGCCTTTAATGCCGGCCTTTAATGATTCTTTCATTGTTTTAGTAAGATTTATATTAGAATTATATCATATATTTAGTAAACTGAAAGGTTATTTGTTAATAAAACATAAAAAAAAGAGTCTTATTTTTTAAGACTCTTCTTCTTCTTCTTGATCTATAAAAAAGGTATATGTTCCTCTATCCTTTGAAATACTATTCATTTGATAAATATATTTCTTAGGTAAAGTTTTCAACCATTCTTGAAAATCTTCAGGCATCACATCACCTGAATAAAAAGGAATTGAATAATCCATTAAACATTTACTAATTTTTTAGTGCATATATAAGGCTTTAACCTACTTCTACCTACGTCTATATAGCAATAATAAGCAATATGATGATAATCAGTCATGATATCCGATTTATCGAACCACTTGCTACCTTTCATAGCTTTAAACATATTCTGATAAAAGTTATGCACTAAATGTTCACCGATCTCTACAAATTTATTTAAATGATGATAGCTTTGTTGAAAGTCTCCATCAACTAAATATAATTCTCTAAATGGTTCTCTTGCATGTCTTTCCTTTCTTAAATGGTTTTCTACTCTTATTAAATCTAGTTCCCCTTCAGTAAGAGTAACTATTAAAGTTGAATGATGGCGAATAGAAACTGTTCCCTTCATGCCATAAGTTTTTAAAACTTTTTTAATTCCAGGCATTAGTTCTTTTTTTTCTTCTTGTGATATATAAGCCATTAGAAAGGATTCCCCCAGTTTTCATATTGTTGTAAAGTAATCTCCCCATCCTTACATAATCCATCTATGTAATTAGACCAGGCTTCTCTTAATGCTGGCTTATCATTCTTCTTAGATTTTAAGAAGTCCTTAGAAGCTTCTTTATAGCTTCTTAATGTGTCTTTGTAATTCACTTGTAAATAAAGTAAGATTTTAGTTTTTAATAAATTAATCTAAATAAATTATTTAAATTAATTTTTACTTAGAAGTATTTTTTTTACTTCTAAATAAGAATTAATCAAATTAAGTCATTTACCGCATATATACATTTATCTGAAGCTAATTTAAATAAATTTTTATACATAGCTTTTTTTATTCCTAAATAAATTTTCTCTTCTTTTTCATTAAAATCAGGATTTTTAATCCTGTATTCTTTTAATGCTTGTAAACCTTGCTTATGAGTTGTTTCTAAGCTATCAAGAATATCTGAAAATATTTCTTCCATTGTCTTAAATTTGATTAATTACATTCTGAATAGCCTGGTTCCTATTCTCCATTTGCACATTCTGCAATGGTCTATCGTTAAAAAGACTTGATGCTAAAAAGCAAATAATGATTCCTAAAAATAATTTAGTCACAATTAAAAAGTTGTAAGATTTGATTAATGAGAGCTTAACTATACTCTTAAAATATAAATTACTGAATACTGTTTCTATAATTTGAAAATAAAGTATGCTCAATGTTGAAAGTAGTATTAGGTAGTAAATAAATTAAAGATAGCTATGCTTAATTATTATTGTACCACGTATAAACAATATTTTATATCATTATTAAGAATTGTTAATATAACACAATAGTGATATTATTATGCTATATTGAATATAGTTAAATTAAATCTTACAATGCAAACAGTACAAAAAGTTAAACCATCAGAATCAACTAAAAAACTATGGAATAGAACTATTAAAGAAAACTCAGATTTAAATTTAGTTTTTTTTCATTCTTTATCTAATCAAGGACAAATTGGTCTAGCTTCATTAATTCATCCTTTACACTATGCAAGTGTAGAAAATAGCGAATTAAAGAAAATTTATGAAAAACATATTAAACCTTATATTCAGAATTAAAGCCTTATGACTATCAAAGAAATTATTACTAAACTTAACTACTTAGATGGCAGTTCGAAAAATATGTCATCTAATCAGTGGCTAGCAGAAGTTAGCAAGTATGAGGATTTATTCTGTAATCATCCCCAAGCAGATAATACTTGTACTTATAAAGGTAAGCTAGTAATGAAAAGTGATGTAACACTAGAACAGTTAGGTTATAAAATTTAAAGCTATTACAGCTCCTTCTGACTACCTTAAAATCTAATCTAAATTTGTAACTCTATCCTACGGGGCAGGGTTACAAAATTTTGACCACGACATACACACACGGGCAACTTAAATATATATTGATTAATTTTTTGGTTCTACCTTAATTGAGAGTTCTGGTGCTTGTATGTTTACGGTTTCTACAGATTCACCTATTACTTTGCCGAGGCTGTCTAATATTTGAGCTGCTGTTTGAAGCTGACCTTTTTTGACAGCTTTGTTGAATAGTCGGATACGCATGGCTTGGAGTCTGGGGAGAAGAGTTTCTCTATCTTTTTCCCAGTCTTCTTTATTCCATTGTTTAACTTTTTTCCAATCTTGCCAAGCTGTTACTTCTGAAATGCCTTCTATTTTGGAATGTTCTAGTACGAGGGCTCTGGTTGTTTTACCTTCTAGCTGACGGGAGTATAGACGTTGAGAACGTAATTGTACGTTTTGTGCGGAAGTACGGGCACGGAAATTAATATTTCTTTTAGGTTTAGATTCTTCTAATGGTTGATCGGCAGGGAATGTAGATGAAACCACGGGATTTTTGGATGTATTTAAGTGAATGATAACTTAAAAGTAGTTAAATAGGCTATAAATAGGGGGTATGAGTTGTATTTTTTGTTAATTTTATGGTTGTTAGTGGAGAAAAGAAGAATGAAATAAGTTTGAGATATGCTCAAGGTGAGGTTTTTAATAGTGATAAGAGGTTTAGGGTGCTGGTAGCTGGTAGAAGGTTTGGAAAGTCATACCTTTCTTGCATAGAACTGTTAAGAGGAGCTATTAATAGGCCGAATGAGGTTTATTTCTATTGTGCACCGACTTATAGGATGGCAAAGGACATTGCGTGGAAGGAATTGAAGAGATTGACACCGAGAACATGGGTTAAGAGTAAGAATGAGACAGATTTGAGACTGGATTTGATTAATGGGTCGAGTATTGAGTTGAAGGGAACTGAAAATGCAATGGCATTGAGGGGTAGAAGTTTAGCTGGTGTTGTATTGGATGAAGCAGCATTTATGGATAGAGATGTCTGGGCGGAGGTTATTAGACCTGCATTGGCTGATAAACAGGGTTGGGCACTGTTTATTTCTACTCCTGATGGAACTGCAAGTTGGTTTTATGATATGTGGTGTTATTGTGGTGAACAGGAATGGGATGATTGGGGAAGATGGAGTTTTACTACGATAGAGGGGGGTAATGTAGCGAAAGAGGAAGTTGAAGCAGCTAGAGGGCAGTTGGATGCGAGGACTTTTAGACAGGAATTTGAGGCCAGTTTTGAGAATTTGACTGGATTGGTGGCGGTTAGTTTTGCTGATGAGAATATTGATAAGGAAGTACAGGATTTACACATGCTTCCTTTGTTAATTGGGCTGGATTTTAACGTTGACCCTATGGCTGGTTACGAGAAGATATGGAGTTGATCGTAGAATTATTGCTTGTCCTGACCCTACTGGAAGTGCAAGAAAGACCAGTGGAGTTGGTGTAACAGATCATACGATACTTAGACGCAGTGGTTTTACTGTTATGAGTCCCAGAAGCCCGTGGAAGATCAGAGATAAGATCACTGCTGTCAATACTGCCCTGTTTGATGCCAATGGCGATAGGAGGACGCTTATACATCCCCGTTGTAAAGAATTGATAAAAGCACTCAGGACGTTAACTTATGCACCTAATACTGGTTTACCTAATAAGAATCTGGG